GGCATACGAGATCCTGAGATGTCTCGTGGGCTCGGAGATGTGTATAAGAGACAGTCAGTTCATCAAAGCCGTAGACCTCATTTTTCAGTTCCTTCGCTGCTCCTGCCGCACCGCCGAGGCTTTTGGCATACTCGTCGGTTTGTTTTTTGGCGACCGTGACCGTGCCTTTGCCAGACAACAGAGCGAAGAAAGCGTTCAGATAGGAGATTGCCCTTGAAATCCAGCTGATAATTGTAGAAATCGCGGGTGCGACGGCGTTTACCAGATTGCCGAAGGTAACGGCCAAATTGGCGGACAGCCCTTTCACAGCGTTCTTCATGCTCGACATAGAAGCGTTAAATGCCGAGGAATACTGCGCGAGGGAACTCATACATGCCTTGATAGACTGAATGGTACCTGAAATGAGCGTGCTCTTGATGCTCGAAAGCAGGATGGTTTTCAGACTTGTCAGGGACTTCACGAGTCCCTGAGAGCTGAGCACGCCATCTTTTGTCTTGCTGAAAAACTTTTTCAGCCCGTTCGCCGCTGCTTTTGCGCCGGTAGATACGCCCTTAAAGACCATTTTCGCCAGTGCCGCATTCATGCGCAGAGCGGTAGAAGCCGCGCTTTTCAGAACGCTTCCAAACTTCCGCATAGCACTACCTGCGGCGCTTGCATCTTCGGGCTTTTGCCGAAGTTCGGAGTCAACGCGCCTGAGGGAGGCTTCGGAGCTTGCGGCAGGGGCAGAAATCACGTCAAACCCTGCGGCAGTTTGCTCATAGCCCGCGAGCTGTGCCTGCATATCCCGCAGCGCACTGGACATTTCCTGATACTGCGTTGTATCCGCGCCGTTTACATAGGCTGTGCCGTTCGCCTGCATGGACTGCATAGAGCGTTCATAGGATTCCAGCGCGTATTCTGCGTTCTGAATCTGGATTTCAAGACGCTGCCACTCGCGAGAAGTCTTACTGGTTCCCATCTGCTCCATTACGTCGCGGCGGTCATACAGCCTGAAAAGCGACTGTTCGGCTTTTTGTGCGGAAGCCGCAAGCTGCTCATACTCAGGCGTTGTGACTTGCTGACTACCCAGCCTTTGCAATTCTGCCTCCAGCCGTGTAGCACTGTCCCTCGCCTTATCCACGTTGACTTGGAAGCGCATCATCTGAGCATCTGTCTTGATGCCCATCCGTTCGCTATCAGCAAGACGTTGGAGCTGATTGCCCAGCGACGTACAGGAACGTTCTGCCGCGCTCATGCTCTTTCCGAAATCGGACGAAGATACCGCGCTGGACAGCCGTGAGTTCAGCGTTTCAGCACTTTGCGCGGCGGCGTTAATCGAGCTTCCTGCCTGCTGACAGGCAGAAAAAAGCGGCTGCATACCATTTGCAGCCGCACGCCCGGACTGGTTAATCGCCTGCGTTACTCCCCGGATGGCCTGTTGCATCCTCTGAGATCCGCGTTCAAAGCCGGTATTGTCCAGCCCGGTATCAATGATAATAGAGCCGTCTGCGCCGTTTGCCATTAAGTTTCACCTTCTTCCGGGAGAGAATCAAACATGGATTGCAGGGTGCCCTCCGCCTTTTGCGGGGCGGGTTTTTCTTCGATACGGCAAAGATTGATGTTGGAGCGATAAAACTCCTGCTCGTATTTTTCCAGCTTCTTTCCCCGCGCTTTCTTCTGTCGGATGGTCAGAACGAAGCCAAACAGCCCGTCGTGGTCTACGGACTGGTAGTAGCCGAGGAATGTCCACCAATGCAGGTAGGGTAGAGCACGGACTTCCATTCCTGCTGCTTTATTGACGGCGGGAAAAATCAGTTGCTCGTCCTTGTCCCAGTTGATTGTTTTAGGCGCGGGCGTATCCTCTCGCGTACCGCAGTCGATAAACGCGGTTGCGGCAGCATAGGCTTGTGCGTACTGTTGACTCGGAATTTTATTAAAATCCGGAAACAGGCGTTTCAAACAGACGTACACCTTTTCGCTATCAGAAAGACTTGAGTCGTTATAGGCGGAGAAAATTTGCAGAATGTTACGATAGTCCGTGCGGATTCTGTATACTGTGCCGCATACGTCAAGGCTTGTCGGCAGTTGCCCCAGCATCCGGCGTCACATCCTTTTCAAGGTCAGCCAGATACTTTTTGATGCGCTCCTGCGACAGTTTTGTTTCCGTTTCAATGGCCTGAGCGATAACCTGACCGAGAACAGTCAACACGTTCTCGACGTAGAAAACGCCATTGACGGACGAAAAAGGATGACGAGTTGCAAACAGCGCGTCTGCGTCATCCATGTCGAACAGCGCGTTAATGCGCTGCTTAACAACGGTTTCAACCTGTTGCAGCTTTTCCCAGTTATCGTCGAACTCCGATGTGCCGTCATTTTTAATGTCCATATCGGACAGCGGCTTAATGATGGAATCAAAATCGTCCATCAGTGCCTTATAGCGGTCATAGATGGACACGTCACCGGGACGGATGTGCAGCTTGCAAATGATTTTTCCATAAGGGTTGACGAGGGTAATCTCTTTCGTACCGTCGTCCAGCGTGAAAACGTTCTGATTCGTGTTCGTCTGCGGGAGCTTCGTTTTGTTCGCCATATCGTGTTTACCTCCTACAAAATGCGGCGAGGCTCCGCGTGTAGCTTTGCCCCGCCGCTCTCATCTCTTCACGCGCCGCTCATCAGGAACCGGCGGTGAAGTTGGTGATGGTGGCCTCGTTGGTTCTCATGTCGTACACGATCTTCTTCTTCGTGGCCGGGCCAACGGGCGTAATCGTAACGGGAATCGCATAACCCGCCGTGTCGCCGCCAGTAGACTGAGGCACAAACCACGCCTGACGGACGTAGCAGTAGCCGGTCATCTTCTGGGTCTTTCGGTTTGCCGTCTGGAAATATGCCTCGGCAAAGTAGCCCATCAGGTCGCCTTCACCGTAGAGCTCCTCCAGCGCCACCTCGCGCAGATGGTCGTACATCTTGCGGGAAGGGTCGATGTAGTAGGGGTCGAGACCAATTTCAGGCGTATAGCCGGAGTGCTTGAAATTGGTCTCGCCCAGCACATTCTGACTGGTCTCAGTATCGGGGTTCAGCTCCTTGGAGAGGTCGTCGTTATCCTTGCCCAGCGCCTCCCAGCCACCCGTAGCGGCAGTGTACTCGACAACGAGAATGTCACCGTCCGCGGGGTCGCCGGTGATGGACAGACCATAGGCGGTGCTGATGTCGCTGACAACGTTCCCGTTCAGCGTCCAGTTCGAGCCATCGTAGAGGAAGGTGTACTCGCCGGATACGTCGCTGACCGCTGTGCCGAAGGTGGCGGCAGTAACCGTGCAGGCAGTAACGCCCGAACTATCGCCGATGGAGACGCTGGCCTTTTCCTCGATGTCTTGCCCCGTCCAAGAGCCAAAATACATACCGCGGTTACGTTCAAGTTTTGCCATTTTCTTATCCCCTTTCACGGAAATGATGGTTAGGTCGGACGCGCTGAAAAACGCGCCGTCATTGAGATACAAAGTCCCTTTTCTGATTCGTCCGGCGTCGGAGGAGAAGAAAAGGGAACCGCTTATTAGTCGCGCATACACTTAATCAGCTCCCTTGTTCTTAGCGTCTGCGATAAGTCAGCTTGATTTGAATCTGGTATTTTGCGCTGCTTGCACCGGGCGCGGAGACGTACTGTGTCAGCGTGGGGACAACTGACAGTACGCGCCCCTCATTCACGCAAGGGAGATTGCGGGAAGAGTTTTGGTTGATAATCCAGTCAATTACGTCCTGATAGAAGCCATAATTGGCAATGTTCTGTGCTTCTGCCGCTCCGAACACTTCTTTCGACGCAAAGATGAAATTCAAGGTCTGAATATCGTTCGGAACGTGCTCGCCAAGCACATTTTCATGGTAATTCACGGTAGACGGAACCGCATACAGCGCGTACTCCGTCGCTTCTTCGGCCAGATAGTCAACCCTGAAATGGTTAGCCTTTGACAGTGCCGGACATTGGCGAAACCACTTGCGGAGGTGTTCTGCGTTATTTACCGTTGGCAACGTTTCTCGCCTCCTCCAAAATGTCCTGCATGTGGTCGGCTTTCATGCGCTCAAACCAGAACGCGCCCGCCAGCGGATTAGAATCCGTTCGGAAGGTCAGCGCCCGGCCGGTCAGGTGCTTCTCCTGTCCGGGCGGCGAAAAGAACCGTGTAGGCGTTCCCGTATCATCCTCAAACACGGGGATGTTCGGCCCCATGACCTCCCCGTAATACAGGTATCTGGCATACGGCGTTGCATATATGACCTGTCCTCCGCCCGGAGGAGAAGCCGCAAACGGACTTCGCGCCAGCGTGCCCGTTTCCCACGGGCAGTACGGCATACAGTAGGAAATGACCGCATTGTCGATGGCTGTCTGCACTCGTCCGCCCGTTTCAAGGTTTTTGGCGCGCAGAAGGTCGCCGTCGCCGTTCCATTGAAAGGCCGCTTTAATGGTCACACTCAAGTCCCCACCACCTTCCAATGCGGGGCGTTGGGTGCCCGTCGATTGTCCGTGACCGCGAGAATCGTTACACCGTGCAGTGCTTTGATTTGTGCGGGTAGCGTCAGCATGTCCGTGTACGCTCCCTTTACCATCAGGTCGCCCTCATTCAGGGTATATAGCCCCGCCACGTCCGCAGAATTGCGCCAGTACACCGGGTCAACGTAGCTTTTGCCCCCGGCATCAGCTTTCAGTGGTATGCGAATAGTGTATTGGCTTGCGGCTTTCAGACCGTTCGCGTCTACCGTGGACTTTTCGCCGCCGTACCACGATACGCCGTGAATCACGGTCGGGACGTACACCGTCGCATCGAGGGTTTGATCGAGCTTTGCGTTGAAAACGGTAATCGTATCATTGCACAGCTTCATCCTCTCACCCCGCGATACAAAAGTGGTACGCCGTCGTCATCCCGTTCGCCGTACAGATACTCGCCTACCAGCTTGTTCATTTGCCGACGCGCTTCATCAGAGTTCAGAGTATTGCCGTAGGATTCTGAATAGCCGTCCGTGTTAAAAGAGGTGACGGCGGGATTGGTGGCTTGCGCTTCCACGCCCACAGCTTCCTCCAGAGCAATTAGCGCAAACGCACAGAGCTTGACCGCATCCGGTACAGTCTGTATGTTCTGTACGCGGGAGTCGGTCAGGTAGTCTATGCGTTTGCGGCTTTTCAGCTCCATCGGAGGATAGGCGGCGGGCGCAAGTGCGCCACCGTATGCCTTGTACTCGTCATACGTCAGGTATTGCGCGTGCGCCATTCAGACCGCCCTCCTTTCATCCCTGCGGCGATTAGCCGAGGGAGATAATGCGGGCAATGGGAATGGTCTTGGGGTCGATGTACGTCTTGGTAGTACCCGCAGAGGATACCAGCTCCCAGTTCGCGCCCTTCGCCAGCTCCGCGTCCGTGGGGGAAGCAGAAGCCATAGAGGCCTTGGTGAAGGAAATACCGTAGGGCGCCCAGCACTTGCGCTGACGGCTGTACAGCAGATCCTGACCGCCCTTGACAGCAGGGTTGCGGTCCATTTCATAGGGGGTCTTAGCGCCGCAGTCGGTATACTCGATAGCACCGTCACCCAGTACATAGGAAATGTAGTGGGTGGCCTCGACCACATAGGCGTCCGCCGCAACGTTGGCAGGGTAGAAATCGCCCTTCTTCACGTCCGCAAGGTTGATCTGGCCAGTGGTCGCACCGGAAGCAACCACCTCGACCGCACCCGTAGTGCTGGCGGTGGCGGCATCGTAGCCGTGCTCAACGGGCATGGAGTCATCCACCAGCACCAGACGACCGTTCAGCGTCGCAAGGCCGATGTCGCGCTGCATACCGTCCGCATCGTTGTACTTGAGGTAGGTCAGCAGTTTCAGGTTCTCCAGATTGGTAGCCACAACGCTGTGCATCAGCACAAGCGTAAACTTGCCCTTCTGGTCGCCGGAGGCCCGCTGGATGGCGGTGTTCATGGTCGTAGCATCCATGACGCCGGTCTTGCCGTCCGCATTCAGCAGGGCGGTCACGTCGTGCGTATGGGTCGTCACGAACTTCTTGCCCTGCGTGTCGGTCATGCTGAACACGCCCTTGAGGATAGCAACGAGGGTATCCTGATCGATTTCGTTCCAGTAGTCGTTGATTTGCTCAGCGACGTTCTCCATGAAGTCCTCGCCACCCGTAATGTCGTAGCTGAAATCCAGCTCCGCCCACGCATTGGCGCGACCGACGACCACACGGGACTGCATAAAGGTCTCCGTGCTGGAGGGGGTGATGTCGGTGTTGCCGTCGTAGTTCATGGGGACAGAGCCGGAAATCAGACCCTTGAGGGGCGTGCTGATGTAGTTGCCGCCTACTTCGTCGCGCATGGAGGAGGCCAGCTCAGGGCGACTGCGGATAGCGCGGGACTTGAGCAGCTCCGTCTTGCGGGGGTTGGGGATACGGTCGATGTATTTCTGGAATACTTCACCGTTGAAAAACTTGGCGTTAAACTTGCCAGCCATGATTCATCTTCCTTTCTTCGTTCAGGTTTGCGCCGGTCACTCATCAAAGGCAATCGGCGCGTCGGGGTCTTCGTTGCGTCGCATCATGAGCTCCGACAGGGAATACTTCTTGCCGGGAGCGGACTTGCCGCCGCTGGGCAGCACCACAGTCGGCTTTCCCTTCGGTGCTCCTTCCGGCTCTTTCTCCGCCGCAAACGCGCCGGGGTCATCCGCCTTATACTTGGTTACGAAATCCTCGTAGCCCAGCAGACTTTCACCGTCTACCTTGAAGTCCTTGCCGATAGCCTCCTGCAAGAACGCCTTTTTTGCCGAAGCAGACGAAAACTGCAAGCTGTTTGCGCGTTCGCGCACCATGTACTCGTAGGCTTGGCGCGTCAGCTTGTTTTCGTAGTCGGTCTTATCGGTGTTGTACTTGGTCTGGAGGTCAGCGAGGGACTGCTGAACGGCGCCGAGCTTGCCCGCGTCAGCCTGCGCCGCCGTAAGCTGCTCACGAAGGGAGGTCAGGTCACCGTCGCGGGAGGTGATTTGCCCCTGCAATTCCGTTACCTGCCCCTTGAGGCCGTTCACCGTGTCGTCGTACTTGCTTTTGGAGATGTACCCGCCGTCCGCAAGATTGACGATGTTCATTTTCTGTTCCTTGACCGCAGCTTCAAGCTGCTCGAAAGTCAAGGGACCTTTGGAGAAAAGAGCCTTGAGAAATTCCATGTGTTACCTCCTGCCGCCGTAGATTTGGCTTATATATCCGCGGCCACTCCGCGGGCGCGGCGCCCATGCAGTTATGTCCCGGCATGGTGGGGTGATATATTAAAAGCCCACCGAAACCCGGTGAGCTTTCAATAGCTTTGAAATTAGAGCTTAACCATTTTGAAGCCCTCCACGCTCATGCGCTGCTTGCGCATGGGCAGACCGGACAGCTTCGCAACCTGTTCATACTTTGCGGCGATTGTGTTAATGCGCATTTGGCATTCACGCCGCAGGGTATCGTCCCCGGCAATGCGGGCGGCGTTCGCCGTGTCCTTATACCGCCGCACCCGCGTTTCCATCTTGCGCATAAGCTGCTGTGCCTGATAGGTGGTGTAATGCTTGCCGTCGATGTCGCACCCCGCGTTGTTCTTCTCCGCCCATTCGTGGAGCTGTGCGGGGTCGTAGCGGGGTTTGGCGTACCGGGAATCATACGGCAGGGCGAAGTGCCCGCAGTTCCATTCCGCGATAGGGCGCTTAAAGCCCGCATAAACGTTACCGTCGATGTCGGTGCAGGAAAGCCCGGCTTGCATCCTGTCAAACTCAGCTTTGGGGAAAATACGTCCCTGAACGGGTTCATGGTCGGGGGCGCTGTGCATGTGTGCGGATATTTCCACCTCGCGGTATTCCAGCGCCTCGCCGACGGCATTTGCGCCGTGTTGGGTGATTTGCTTTACGCCGTCAACCACGTTCTGCCGCACGGCGGTATCCAGCCGCCTGTGATAGCCGCTTGCGTACTGCACCTGCAAGCCGTTATACCCGATTTCCCTCACAATCTCCCGTGTAGCTGTTTGGTAATCCATCAGCCCTGTGCTTACCGCCAATACGCCCCGGTCAACCGCCCTGCGGTACGGCACTGCAATCGCCGTCGTGTTGGACAGGTTTTGCGCCGTCTGCGCCGTCTGCCGGGACACGTTCTGCGCGAACTGCACAAGCCGCTGCCGCACGGCGGCGGAGGGCTGTGTGCCTGCTGTGAACGCCTGTGTGAAACGCGGGTCGGTGTATGTCTGCTGCATAGCCGCATTGTACACCGCCTGAATGTCCTGCGCATTCAGACGGGTGACGATCATCAGCCGCTCGGTAATCTCGCGCACATCGGAGGTCATATCGGCCATGATGACGAGGCGGTTGATGTTGGCTTGACTCAGTCCGCCGATTTTCTTAATTTGCTCGGCAATCTTGCGAATGTAGAAGCTGTTCACCTCATCGAAACGCGATTGCAGGCGTCCGAGCACCCTTTCCAGCGCTTCATTCGATAGCATGGGATTTCACCCCTTATTCGCCGTCGTCGGGCGCAGAAGTCCCCGTAGCGCCACTCTGTGCGGTCAGCAGCGCGTCCATAGACTGCGAAAGCTGTTCCTGCTGCACCTTTTGAAGGGCGCGTTCGGCTTGCGCTTCGGTTTCACCGAAATACCACATGCGGAACTCTGTCTTACTCATAAGCCCCTGCGACATAAGTTCCAGCCGTTCGCCGAGCTGCTGGGATGCGTCGGTGATGATGCTGTCATCCCATTCAAAGGACAGGTCGTAATCGCCAGCCGGGGCGAGGTCATACATGGTGGCGTACTTATCCATTGCCCGCACCACATCCCGCAGGCAATGCTCAAGCGCTCGCTGGTTGTCGGCAATAGTGGCATATGTGCGCTGCTTGACGATGCGCAGCTCCGTAGCCGTCCGCGCTTCCTGATTTGCGTCGGACAGCGTGCCTCTTGCAAGACCGCAGGAGTCCTCAACGCGCATGAAAAGCTGATTCAGACCGTTAAACAGCGCGGAGTCGCGGATGGCAGGGGAGAACACCTGATAATGGTCGTCGCCGAGGTCAACGCCGCGGAACAGGCGCTCGTTCAGTTGTGGCATTTCCTGCCGCCCGTGCCCGTGTATCTGCGGGCGCAGCACGGTCGGATCCACGTCGATAGCCAGCTCACTGCCCTCGTATTCCCACAGAATGCGGGAATACTGCATGTCCGCCTCCCGGATGATGTTGACGGCTTTATTGAACACCGCCACGCCCATAGGCGCGTCAATGTCAACGTTGTTCGCGTTGGCGGTTTTGAACCAGCCGAACATTTGCCCTTCCGTGTCCGTCAGCAGGGCTTCCGGCTCTGCTTCCGCCCACTGCGGCACGTCGGTCAGCGGGATTTCAACACCGATGGACTCCCGGTTATTGGAGCGAAAAGCCCTCTGCGTGATGGAAATACCCTTGTCCGTCACCGTGTGCCGCTCAAGGCGGGTGTACGTCGTTTTGCCGTCCTGATAGGAATCGCGGAAAATCACGTCTTTCAGGTTGCCGTCATCGTCGAAAGCGACAGGATATAGGCTCCATGCGGTGGAACAGTCGAAATAAATATGGCTGTCCTTGGGGTAAGGCTTGATGGTCATGCCGCCCGCCGCGCACGCCTGCTCCAGCTTGGGGCGAAGGGACTGCATCAGCTTTCCGAACTCCGCTTTCAGGTACTCGGCGCGGGGACTGTCCTGCGCATTGCCGTTTTCGTCTGCCTTGCCGCTGATGTTCCACTTGACCTCCAAAAGCACCTGACGAGCGATTTCGGAGCAAATCAGCGAGGGGAGGTTCAGGCTTTTCACCTTGCCGGGAGACAGCCACGGGGGCGAGTCGGTGTACATTTTGTACCACAGATCGAGAGCGTCAATCATTTCGTTGGACAGCGGCGTGTCGATGTGCTCAACCGCAGCCACGTCCTTAAAGGGGAACATCCGGTGTATCACCTGCCTTATAAACTGCCATAATCTCGAAAACAAAGGGTATCACCGCCTTTAATTGGCATAGAAAAACCGCCGCACTGAATCAGTGCAGCGGCTGAATGGGGTTATTCCTGTTCAACCAGCATGGGTTCAACCACAGCTTTGATGCACTCCGCACGTCCCGCTTTGGGGAAGCGCTCGCCTGTGCGGTACATCCTGATCTGCGCCCGGTTAAGTCCCGTCGCCTTGCCGATGGTCGTGTCGCTGATGCCGTAGTCGTTATACGCTTTCACCAGCAGACGCATGATTTCGTAGCGGTCGCGCTGTTCTTCCTGCGTCTGCACGGGGCAGACGGTGGAAAGCCCTGCCTTGCTCGGGTATGCCAGCACATAAGGCAAGCGCTCGTTTTTGCAGGAGGCGACGATGGAGGCGGCGCGGAGGTAATCGTCGTTTGTAACCTCTCGTGCCGGAAGGGCTTCTGCCGCCGCTGTCTCCGGCTCCGCCACCTGTGTAGCCGTTCCATACCCTCCCGCTCTGCGGATGGCGGGTAACACTTCGGACGTGACCCAGCGTTTGAACCTTTTGGCGGCGGGGAGCTTGCTGGACAGGATGAGACTGTACAGCCCGGACTCGTTGATAAGCATTGTCGGCTGAGAGCGCCCCATGCTGTCGATGATGCCCTGATTTAGGGCATCATCCGCATCGACATGTGACTTAATCGCATTCTGCGGTTTTGCGTACCCTAACGCAGTCGCAACGTCGCGTCCAACAAACCACGGCATGTCCTCAATCATCAGGGAGCGGACAGCACCGAACTCTTCATTGGCGAAGGTCTGCAACCCGTTCATTCGTCCACCGCCTTTCGGATGTTCTCCATGCAGTCCAGCACCTCACGGAGGAGGGCATCGGAGATACGGTCGGCAGGGTTCATGCGGTCGCACACGATGGACAGCGCTTCGTCGATAACGGCGAGTTCACGCAGGATGAGTTCGTACATTGAAATTTTCTCCTATCAGCTAAATATTATTGACTTTTGGCTGACAGGATGGTATGATGTAAATGAATTTCACACCATTCCGTCAGTCGGTGTGGTTGTGGGGATTCATTGTGGTAAGCGTTGTCGTGTTTGCAGCAGGAACAACGCTTACTTTTTTATTTCGGCGTACAGCTTTTCAATTCCACGGCGCACAACAGCGACTTTCTTCTCTTTGAAAAACTCAGCGAGTTCTTCAAGTTTTCGGTCTGTTTCTGCGTCGAGCCTAACCATTATCTGCTTAGACTTTGGATTTTCAGCCTTAGGCCGCCCCATTTGTGGGCTCATCGTGCCACCTCCTTTGTGCCACGATGTTATTATACTTTTTGGTAATCAAAATGTCAAGATCCTTTTTGAAAAAAAAACCGTAAATAAATTATTTTAACACAAATCACCGTTATAGTCAAATATTTTTAGCTGGAGGCATAGAAAAAGGAGCGCGTTGTGCGCTCCTTGGGGTATTATGCCATATGCTTCCACTGCTTGCCGCAGTCCTGACAGGTGTACAGGGTAGCATAGCCGATTTTGTTTCTCGTCGTGGACACGGATTTTCCGCTGCCCTTGTATTTCTTCGGATGGTAGAACAGCTTGACAATGAACATGAAGGGCGTGCAGACGAACCACAGCATAAACTCGATCATCCACCACCACCAGCCGATGAACAGCCACCAGAAGAACCCGTGCCGCTTCTCGCCAGCCTTAAAGCGGAACTTCGTCTTTGTCCTGCTGCCTTGCTGTTCTTGGAAGGTCTGCATCTGTACGTTGGTGCTCCCGCATTTCGGACAAGTCATGCAATCACTCCTTACTGCACGTTGAAGTGAAGCGTGACGGTAGGCACGTCCGCAAAGAACATGTATGTGTCCGCATTGGACAGGCGGAACGTAATCTCGATGGTTTCAATTTCATCAATCGTCGTGATGTCGGTATCTACGGCATTGAACGTCAGCTCATCCTTGAGCTTCTTGCCGGGGGAAACAGAAGAAAAGCCAGAATTGCTGACCTCCCAGCCATTTACGCTCATGCTGTCAACGCCGACGCGAACATTGATGTCGCTGTCGTTCACGACAATCACGCTTGCGCGCATGAAGTGCATGGAGTCGGTATGGAGGGAATCAGCCTTGAAGTCGCCTGTCAGATAGACCGAAACGCCGTCCTGCTCGAACAGCAGGGTCTTTCCCTCAGCCACAAGCTCCCGTTTAGTCAGCTCGTTCCGCGCCGCGTCCACGATGTCGTGAAGCTGTGCATCGGTCATGGATGCGTAATCCAGCCCCTCCGCAAAGCAAGAGCCGCACAGAAGCAGCAAAGCAAGAAGCACCGTGAGAAACTTTTTCATGGTGAGCGCCTCCCTATGAAGTGTTATTGAGTTAAAAATATTATACACTTGCGGAGGGGGTACTGTCAATCGTTTTGGGCGGTTCGCACAAAATTTTCGACTTTTTACTGACCTTTTCGCTTCCACACGCGGTTCAGCGCATAGCGCACCGCGTCGATGGAGTGGTTATTCGCGTCCGGGTAGCCGCTTACCACGTCGCCGTCCGCCGTGCGCTCATATTCATAGTGCGTGAACTCCCGCGCCGTTTCGGGGCATCGGGCGGGGTCTATGACGATGGCTTTCAGCGATTGCAGCCACTTCATGCTGTATCGCACACTGTCCGGGCCTTTTTCAGCGCCCCGGCAGGAGCAGCCGTAGGAGCGCAGGTCGGAAACGCTTTTCGGCTCGGCGCTGTCAGCTATGATAGGGTCGCTTTCAGTCATGCCCTTTTCTTCCTGCAAGCGCCGCCAAAGCTCGGCGTTACTGGTCTTAATCGCCCGCAGTTCGTCGAAGATGTAAAGAGTCAACTGTGCGGGATTGTAGCAACATTTCACCCAATGGGCGGGGTCAGGATACCAGCCAAAGTCCAGCCCGAAGTAGATGCTGCCGAACGTTGCTATTTCGCTGCCCGTAATTTCACGGATAACAAGGTTGTCAAACACCTCGCCGCCCGTACCCGTCACCTCGCCCAGATATTCATGCCGGTACGCCTTGGGGTTAATCAGCGCCAGCTCCAGAGCATCGTTGAAAAACTGCTGTCCCAGCCACTCAGGCGGCACGCTGCGGTAGTCCGACGAATGCACGAGGGTATCACGGGTGGGACGCAGCACTTCTTCATTCATGAAGTTCGACTGCGTTTCAGGCGGGTTAAACGTCATAAAGTTCCAGTACAGGTCGCCGCCGCGTCTTGCGGATTGCAGCACGGAACGGATTTCCTTCATGCCGGAGAACTGGTCGGCTTCCTCGAACCATGTCACGCCAAAGTAGCCGCGGGGTGCTTTGATGGATTTGATTTTCATAGGGTCGTCCAGCCCTCGGAAAAGGATGACCTGTCCTGTCTTTTCACGCTTAATCTGCATGGGCGATACCCGGCAGGTGAACTCGTCGCTCAAGCCCAGCTTGTCGATGGCGAATTGCATCTGCCCAAACACGGAATCGCGCAGGGTTTTCGCCGTCTTGCGCAGAATCAGGGCGTTCACGTCGGGATGCTCCAGCATAATCAGCGGGATAACAAAGCCTGTGAAGGAGGATTTCAGCGAACCGCGCCCACCCTTGAGCATGTACTGCGAATGCTTATGCGCCAGCACATCCTCCAGCAGCGCGTCATAGTTGGGGGCGAGCAAGTCCTCGATGTAAACATCACTGCGCATCTTGATCCGCTCCCGCTTTCTCGGCTGCCTGCCCGATGGCTTTCAGCGCTTCCGCCGTCGCCTTTCTCGCCTCTTCCCGTGTAGCTTTGTCCTCTTCGCTTTCCTGCTCCCGCGGCTTATCCCCCCGTATCAGGTGAATGCTGATGCCGTTCTCTTCCTGCGCCGCCGCTTCGCCCTCCGGGAAATCCGGCAGGGGAGTATTCTCACCGAAGGCGTATTTGAAAAGCCAGTTGCGGGACTCGGTGTTTCCCGTCGCCAGATATTTCTCCACTTCCTGCATGACGATGAGCGTCTGAATGGGGACGTTCTTTTTCTTCGCTTCTTCCAGCGTGTAAATGTCGTTTGGGTCGGCTACTGCGCCCTTGCGGTAGCCCATAGCCAGCACCGAACGGATAATCTGCGAAAGCAGCGCTTGTTCGTGCCGCTGCTTCGCCCGCGCTTTACCGCCCTTGCTTCGGATGGCCTGCGCTTCTTCGGGCGAACGCTGCGTCACCGGGATCAGGTTCTTGGATTGTGGCCCGCCCGGCTTACTTCCTCCCTTTGCCAAAGCGTGTCACCTCCCGTCTGCTTGGCACGGAAAAAGCCGCAGGGGGCATTGGACCCTCTGCGGCTCTGCGTATGCGGTTCTGATTACTTCTTCTTGCCGCCCTTCGCCGCGGGTTTCTTCTTCGCGGGGGCAGGCTTCTTCTTGTCGGGATAGCAGGAATTAAGATGACCGGCGAGCTTGTTCGCCTGTTCAGGGGTCAAGCTGCGGAGCTTTTCGTTGATGTCCATGATGCTTCCTCCTTGCTGTTAATAGCGCTTACGGGTCATGGTCAGGGCGCTTCTGTCAAGCACCGTATAGTACGTTTCGTTGCTGTACTGGTCTGACGAGATAACATTGTAGCCGCGTATCAGGGCGAATTGGCTGTAACTGTCGTGCGAGCTGTGCGACTTCGCAAAGCCCAGCGCCTTGCGCGCCTGCGGATGGGACTTCACAAAGGCGTCGTAGTCCTGCCTGAGCTGAGTCTCGGAAATAACTCTTGCTTTGCTGTTCAGCACCGCACCAACGGTCTGACCCGTATGGTCGCCGTAGGCTTTGGAGCCGGACAGCGAGTTAGAGAAGTACAGACCGTCGCCGTGGATGCCCCTTCCGACAAAGGTTAAGTCGCCATCTATAAGCATATCACAACAGTCGCTCGATGTAAAGGGGACGCCATCAACTACGGTGTCATTTACTGTGCGGTATAGGACAGGCGAGTTCTGCGCCAGCCCGTCGAACGTGTTTTGATCGACGACTTCCGGCTTGCCGTTCATACCCATAGCATAAAGCATACGCTGGAGGTGGAGGTCGCTCAGGAAAGACGGAATGTCGGTCTTGTTCACGTCAATCAGAAAATCGTGAAGCTCTTGGTCGCTCATATTCGCAAGAGCCGCCTGTGTTACGCCGGTCGGCGGCTGTGTGCCGTTCAACGGGTCAGGCTGTAACTGCTGCGTCTGTATCGGCGGCGACACAGTGCGCTGAAAGCTTGCACCGCGTCCGCCCATTTACTTGCCCTTCTTTCCGCCAAAAACGCCCCGTGCGCCCTTTGCGGGCTTGAGCAGGGTAACACTCTTGCCCGTGGCGATAAAGCGTTCCTCGCCCATCTGAGGGCTGTTCTCAGCGGTCTTTCTGCCGCCCTTCTTTTCCGCCGCCTTGGAAGCCTTGCTCGTCTTGCTGGTAGCCATGTAATGCTCCTCCTTTACTCGGTAACAATTTCAATGTCCACCACGACACGCGGCAATGCGCCGCCCAATCGTGGATAGGCCGTCGTGCCGTCAAAGTGCGCACCCGTAGCGCGGAATACCGTGCCGCGGGAAAGAATGATTTCGGCTTGCTTCGCGTTGCCCAGCACGCATTTCGTACCGCCCGGAGCTTTGATGTTCAGGTACACCTCGCGTCCGCCTGACTGCGCCCCGCTGATGAACGGGTTCTTGGAGCGGTCAAAAGCGGTGGACACAAACTTTTTCTCCTTGTACTCCGCGCCCTTCACCGCCGCGTTAAGCTGTGCCGGGGTCATGTTCTGGTAGTTCTGCACGCCCAGTGCCTCCAGAAAATCCTTGTGCGCCGCACGGAACAGCATCGTGTTCTTGCCCAAATCGTGCATAGCCGCGTCGAGGCGCTGCGCAACATAGGTTTCCGTAGCGTCCAGCGTTTGCCCGTTCTCCAGCTTGTGGTTCATATTCTGCGACAAGGTAAAGCCGTTGGACTGCGCATCCTCGCGGATGTACTGATTGATTGCAAGCCTTGTGTTGATGTCATAGCGGTTCTGCGCCTGCGCCATGTCGTCCGCGTCCTGCTGCGTCATATGGACGAACGGCCCAGCATACACACGCGCCGCAGGGCCGCCGGTCGGCGCGGCGGTTTGCGTCTGTGCACCGGTCTGCGCTTGTGGCGGCCTCGTGCTTACGATACGCGAGCCTGATCCTCTGCCTCCCATGCTACTTCTGCGCCTCCTTCCTGCGCTTCTTGATGGTGTCCTGAAACGCCTGTATCTGTACAATGTTGCCGTAGCATTCATCCGGCACATCGCCGTAAAAGATAATCTTGGACGGCTTGAGCCTGTCCATCATTTCCCGGTAGCCGTCGATAAATAACTGCTTTTGTGCCGCCGCCATCTGCGTCCCAACAGCAGAAACAGCCACGCACCCGCCCACGGGTTCACCGTCAAAGCACCAGTCATAGGAACGGTGGTCGCTCCAACTGATGGTCGGAATCACCAGCATTCCCTCGTACTGCCAGTACGCGCCCAGCCAGTGCTTGCGGTAATGGTTGTAGAGCTGAATAGCCACAGGAAAGTCGGTGTATGTTGAAAAGTCGGGAGTCATGACGGCAGGAAAGCGCTGCAACAGCGGCAAATAGGTGTCCGGCTGTGCCCATAGGCGCGTAAACTGGTAATCGTCGATAAAGAAGTGTACGCCATGCCGCGACTGTTCTTCCTTCGCGGTTTTGGCATAATTGAAGCTGATCCAGTTTTCTACGTCGCAGTCCTCCGGGGCGATATACGGAATGCCTAAATCCATCGTGCCCTGAAAAATGCCCTTGTTCAGGTTTTCGTAGTTCCGTTCGGCGCGATATTGCGGCATAGTATCCGCCCCCTTTCTGCGCACAATAAAGGACTCACACGGCGCTGCCCTTACGTCGTATGAGTCCTTGCAAACACCCCGAATAAGGACCTCCGCATAGATGCGGGAAGGAGGCGAACCCGCCAGCGCCGG